ACACTCTCTGCCCAGAGTTATACCCGACAATGATTAAGGAGCAAAAAAATGTCAGAAACGCTGATGACGGAAGCCGACCAAACCAATGAAGGCAGCACACAGCAACCAGTAGAAGAAGCCCAAACCGAGCAATCGGCTGAAGCAACTACTACTGAAGAACCACAGCAGCAGGCTGAAACTGTAGCGGATCAACAAGATTCGGATGAATCCTCTGTTGAAAGTGAAACTAGCGAACAGGAAACCACTAAAGAAGGTGCTCCTGAGAAATACGAGTTCAACAACAAGGTGACTGACGCACCAGAAGTACTCGACCCCGAAGTCTTAACTGCATTCGGTGAAGTCGCTAAAGATCTTGACCTGCCACAAGAAGCTGCACAAAAAGTATTAGATAAGGTTGCACCTGTCATTCAAGCCAGACAAGCACAAGCTGTTGAAAAGGCAAGAACGGATTGGGCAGAACAATCACAATCAGATGAAGAATTTGGTGGTGAAAGTTTAAATTCCAATTTAGAAATTGCAAAATCATCACTTAATGCTTTTGGTACTGATGCTTTTAAATCGCTGCTAGCAGAATCAGGCTTGGGAAATCATCCCGAAGTAATTCGGTTTATGTACCGAGCAGGTAAGGCAATTAGTGAAGACAGTTATGTTGGTAATTCTCAAGGTGCAAACGCTAAAGGCGGTATACCAAAAGACTTTAACGGCATAGCAAACGCACTATATTCTAATCAGCAAACTAAATAAGGAGTTAATTAATGGCTACTCTCTCAAATTCAAATTTAACCCTAGCGGATTGGGCAAAAAGAAGCGACCCAGACGGTAGAGTTCCAATCGTTGCAGAACTGTTATCACAGTCCAACGAAATATTAGATGACTGCGTTTTTAAGGAAGGTAACTTACCTACTGGTGAACGTGTAGTTATTAGAACAGGACTACCCGGTGTTTACTGGAGAGCATTAAACCAAGGTATTCCATCAACCAAGTCAACAACAGCCCAGATTGACGAAGCTTGCGGAATCTTGGAAGCACGTTCTGAAGTAGACAAAGACTTAGCGATGTTAAATGGTAACACCGCACAGTTCCGTTTATCTGAAGATACAGCTTTCTTAGAAGCAATGAACCAGACACAGGCTGAGACATTGTTCTATGGAAACCCCGGAACAGATCCTAAGAAGTTCTTAGGTTTAGCACCAAGATATGGTGATTTATCTGCTGACAACGCAGTAAACATCATGAATGCAGGTGGAGGAGGTTCTGATAACTCTTCTGTATATCTAGTTGTTTGGGGTGATAACACAGTTTATTGTCCTTTCCCTAAAGGATCTAAGGCTGGATTAACACATGAAGATCTAGGTGAGCAAACTGTTTACAACAGCGATGGTACAAGGCTACAAGCTTTTGCTACTCGTTACCAATGGAAGAACGGTCTAGTTGTTAAAGATTGGAGATACGTTGTTCGTATTTGCAATATTGATATTTCTGACCTACTTGGTAGTGCTAATACACAAACAGCAGCAGCATCAACTAACTTAGTTAAATTGATGGCTAGAGCATTGTACAGAATACCAAACATGGCAATGGGAAGAGCAGCTTTCTATATGAATAGAACAGTTCACTCAGGACTATCTATTGCAGCACTTGACAAGTCACAGTCTGTTTTAGCAATCCAAGAAGGTTTATCACAGTTCGGAACAGCACAAAGCTACTTATCATTCCTTGGAGTACCTCTAAGAAGAGTAGATGCGTTGCTTAATACCGAAACTGCGGTTAGTTAATCTATTTATTATTAAAGGAGATTTAAAATGATTACAGACAAACTGCTCCGAGTGAGCGAAGACCAAGCACTTACTACAACTGCATTTTCTACTGACACTATTGATTTAAGTGTTGCTAGAGATGTAGGTGAAGGTACTGGTTTATACATGAACTTTGCTGTTACTACTGCATTAGCAAATGGTACAAGCGTAAAGTTTGAGGTTGTTTCTAGTGCAAATGCTAACTTATCTAGTCCTACTGTTATCGGCAGCAGCGATGCTGTTCTTACAGCCGCTTTAACAGTTGGTAAGAATGTAGTAGTAAGAATCAATCCTGATATTGCTGGCAAAGGTCAGAGATATCTTGGAGCGAGATATACAATTGCTGGTACATTTAATGCTGGTAAAGTTACTGCTGACGTAGTAGAAACAATCGGTGACGGACAGAAGTACTATCCTTCTGGCTTTACCGTATCTTAATAAGGAGAATCTATGCCTATTTATAAAGCTAAAATCAAGTGTTTCGTGGGTCAATCCTTACGAGAAGCTGATGAAGAGTTTGAGTACAACGGAGAGTACTGCAAGCACATTGAAAGAGTTGGTGGACCTACCATTGAAGAGAAACCAGCCACAAAATCTATTGATTATGATTCAATGACTAAAGCAGAGCTTGAAGTTTATGGTCGTTCCATCGGTATTGAACTCGATAAAAGACAGACCAGAGAAACTCTTATTAGTCAACTTGAATCAGCAAATAAGTAGGCATTAGTTTTCTTATTTTCTTACTGGGGGCTAGTAGTAATACTGCTAACCTCCTCTTTTTTTAGGAGATGTCATGGCAACTGAAGTAGATATTTGCAACCTTGCCCTAGCTCATTTGGGTGATGATGCAACAATAGCTTCGCTGAATCCACCAGAGGGATCAGCACAGGCAGAAAAAGCTGCACGTTTTTATCCAATTGCAAGAAACAGTTTGCTTGAAATGCATACATGGAATTTTGCAGCAAAGCGTGGAAATTTAGCTCTTACAACTAATAGTCTTGACCAATGGGATTATGCATATGCAGCACCTGCGGATATGATGTCACCTGTTGCAGTTATATCCCCTACTGCACAAAATGATTACGCTACAAGAATGTCAGCAGGTGATACCCCCGGTGGAATAACAAGTAACTATGCACCAACAATAGTGGCAGGGCAATATACACCACAACAATTTTCGATAGAAGGCGATTTAATTTATACCAATCAAGAAAATGCAATGCTGAGATATCAAGCATTTATCACTGATCCATCGTTATTTACTCCTTTATTTGTAATTACATTGTCATGGCACTTGGCTTCTATGTTGGCAGGGCCTATTATTAAAGGCGACCAAGGAGCGGCAGAAGCAAAACGTAGTTCACAAATGATGGTTAATTATTTAAATAGTGCAAAACAATCAGATAATTTGCATAGAGATATAACTGTTGAACATATAGTTTCTTGGACATCTGGGAGGTAATTTATGCCAGTAACTCGTAATTTTAAACAAGCATTTTCTGGAGGTGAAATCTCACCAGAAATGTTTGGTCGTATTGCTGATAATAAATTCCAACAAGGTGCAGCAACAATGCGTAATTTTATTGCTAAACCACAAGGACCTGCACAGAATAGACCGGGATTTGAATTTGTAAGAGAAGTAAAAGATAGCACTAAAGCTACAAGATTATTATCTTTTACATTTAATACAACTCAAACTATGGTTTTAGAGTTTGGTGATCAATATTTTAGGTTTCATACTTTAGGGCAAACTTTATTTTATAGCGATGGTGCAGCATGGAGTGGTGGTACTAATTATGTAGTTGGGTCAATAGCAAAACAAGGCGGTGTAAATTATTATTCAAAAACAGTTCATTCTAATAGCCAGCCACCAAACGCAACTAATTGGTATGCTATGCCAACAAATCCTAATGTATATGAAATTCCACATCCATATTTAGAAGCAGAATTGTTTGATGTTAATTATGTGCAGTCTGCTGACGTTATAACATTAGTGCATCCTAATCACGCACCTAGAGAATTAAGAAGACTTGGAGCAACACAATGGGAATTAAGAGTAATTGATTTTGGTAGTCCTTTAGCAGCACCTGCTAATGTAGCTTCTTCTATGTATATACCTGCTTCTACCACAACAAACACAGATACTTATGTAGCACACGAGTATGTTGTTACAGCAGTAAAGGTCAATTTAGTAGATGAAAGTAATCAGTCATCTGCTACTTCTGTAAATAACAATATATTTGTTACTGGAGCAAAAAACACCATAACATGGAACGCAGTTTCTGGTGCGACTCGGTATAGAGTTTATAAACAACAAGGAGGTATATATGGATTTCTTGGAGAGACTACAACAACAACCCTTGTAGATGACAATATCTCTCCAGATTTTTCTAGAACTCCACCAATACATGAAAATGATTTTACAGGAACTGGTAATTATCCCGGTGCTGTATCTTACTTTGAACAACGCAGAGTGTTTGCAGGTACAAATAATGCACCGCAAAATATATGGATGACTAAATCAGGTACTGAAAGTAATATGTCTTTTGGTTTACCCATACGAGATGATGACCGTATTGAGTTTAAGGTTGCTGCTCGTGAAGCAAATACTATTAGACACATAGTTCCGTTAACAAATTTACTTATGCTTACTGGATCAGCAGAATGGAGAGTTACTTCTGTTAATAGTGATGCAATAACACCTACATCTATATCGGTAAAACCACAATCATATGTCGGTGCAAACAATGCACAACCAGTAATTGTAAATAATAGCTTGGTATATGGTGCTGCTCGTGGCGGTCATGTAAGAGAACTTGGCTATAACTGGCAAGCAAATGGATTTATTACAGGTGATTTATCTCTTCGTGCTCCACATCTATTTGATAATTTTACAATTGTAGATATGGCTTTATCAAAATCACCAATACCTATTGTGTGGATGGTAAGTAGTAGCGGTAAGTTATTAGGTCTTACATATGTTCCAGAACAACAGATCGGGGCATGGCATCAACATGATACAGATGGAACTTTTGAAAGTGTAGCTTGTGTATCTGAAGGTAATGATGACGTTACATATTGCGTTGTAAAAAGAACTATTAATGGTGCAAGCAAACGTTATGTAGAACGTATGGGTACAAGATTGTTTGCAACTCAACGTGATAATTTTTTTGTAGATGCAGGTGCAACATATAACGGCACAAATACAAACACAGGTCAAAACGTAACTATATCTGGCGGTACAAACTACACAAAAGGTGAGACTGTTACGATTACAGCTAACTACAATTTATTTAACGCACCACCTAGTGTTGCTGATGTAAATGATGCAATAGTTTTAGTTGATGGCAGTACTCTTTATCGTCTAACCATTCTTGGTACGTCAAGTCAAACAGTTGCAACTGCAAAATTAGATAAAGATTTACCTGTATCTTTGCGTAATACAGGTTTAACCTCTTATGAAGTTGCAAGAAATGTTATATCAGGTATTTCTTGGCTAGAAGGAAAAACAGTAAACATTTTGGCAGATGGTGCAGTACATCCACAAAAAGTAGTATCTAGTGGTTCTATTACGTTAGACCGTGCAGCTAGTGTTGTACATCTTGGATTGCCTTATGAAAGTGATTTACTAACATTACCTATGGCATTACAAGTAGAAGCTTTTGGTCAAGGTAGGGTTAAAAATTTAAATCATGTATGGCTAAGAGTATTAGAATCGTCTGGTATTTTTGCAGGTCCTAGTGCAGACAAATTAGTAGAAGCAAAACAACGTACAACAGAACCATATGGCTCACCACCAGATTTAAAAACACAAGATATAAAAATAATGCTTACACCACAATGGCAAGACAGTGGACAATTATTTGTACGACAAACAGACCCATTACCACTAACTATTGTTGGTTTAACATTAGAAGTAGCTATGGGTGGATAGTGTGACCGTAAACAGATATTATGTAGTTATACTAAAAAAATAAAGTAGTGTTGTAGTTATGGCATCAGGTTGGGACGATCTTAGCGATTTAGGTAAATTTGGTGTAATAACTCAAGGTTTTAGTGCAGTAGGTAGTGCTGTTGGTTCTTTTTACGCAGCTAGTGGAGAGAAATATAAGACAAAAAGTTTAGCTTTAAGTTTAGAACATAAAAAAGACATGGCTCTTTTTAATAAGCGTATGAAAGAAAGTATGGCATGGCATTTAAATGATGTATATAATAGGCGATTACAAATATTAGGCTTAAAACAAGGCGATGTAAAATCTAAAAATATAGTATCTATTGCTGCTAGAGGTGGTGTAAGAGGTGTAGGCAGTAATTTAAATGCAATGGTAAGTAATGATGTTCTGGCAGAAATAGATAAAAATACTCTAAACTCTAATAAAGTACGAGCGATACAAAATAAAAGATTAGAAGGTGCTGGTGTAGGTATACAAGCAAGTATGTACGGACTTAGTGCAAGCAATGCATTTGCTACTGCATCTAATATCAGTCCGTTTATGAATATGAGTAGTAGTTTGTTAACAGGTGCAGGTAACTTTGTAAGTAGTCTTCCAGAAGGAATGTTGACAAAAGGCAACTCGGCATCAAATGATTCAACAAACTCTGAGAATAATCAAGGTCAAACTTAACAATGGCAAAAGTACCTTTTACAAATTACAACTCAACTCAAGAATTAGCAGCAGGTTCTGAAGTTCAACTTGGCGCTACTGATGTAATCCCACAGAGAGATGTTGTATCTGGTGAAATAAAAAAAATGGCTCAATCTCAGCAACAGCTTGGGCAAACAATAAATAAAATAGATGACCAGTTAAATGATGCAGAAGCTAAAACTTTATATAACGAGTTACACACGGACATACAAAATGCAACTAGTGCTTATACAAATTTAAAAGGAGCACAAGCTGTATTACCTAATGGGAAAATAGACGGTGAAAATACAACGGCATATGATGACACTAATAAAAATCTTGAAGCTATTGTAGATGCTTATGACAAACGAGCAAGTAATGGTGTTGTTAAACATATGGTTAGAAAAATGGCTTTGGTCAGTACTAAGTCAGCCCAGTTTAAAATAACTGAACACGCTTTACTAGAAGAAGCAAATCTTAAAAAGAAAGAAACAGAAGCAAAAATTGATAATCATAAGACAGATGCAATTAAAAGTATCACTAGATTTAATGACCCGAGCAGTACCCATTGGGTAGCTTTTGGTAGTGGCATTAGAGAAATCCAATCATATGCAATAGACCAAAAGTGGAATATTGATCCAAGTAAAGGACCAGTTAGTGAGCAATATTTAAAAATGATAAAAGATTACACAAAGGAGGTACATGAAGCAGCCGTTAAATGGTTTAAAGATGGTGACCAAAAAACAGCAATTCTAGGTCAAAAATATTTTGCAGCACACGCACAGGGTTTCAATATAGGAGGACAACAACTCATTACTGTTGATGGTATAACATTAGTGAAAAGTTTGGCTGAACTAAAAAAGAGTGAAGACGAATATTGTGCGGTAAAAATATGTAATAACGTTTTAGAGTATGAAGGAAATTCAAACGATAATACTTACCTTAGTGAAATGAATTTTTTATTAAAACTAGACAGTAATAATAATATTGATAATGGCAATGGATCATCAGTTATTGATGGTAATAACGCTGATTTGATGCCTAATATAAATGCAAGTAAAAGTGAACTTATAGAAAATCTACAACAAGCAAGAGGAGAATCAATCTATTACAACGTAGATTCTCCCAAATATGAACAGATTATTCCTCAACACAGAACAGGACATTTATATGCAATACAGAGATTTGGTGTAAAAAAAGCTGATTCGATGTATACCAAGGCAATTAAAGACGCAAATATTGATAGAGAAAGATATAACAATGACCAGAAGTACTTTGTAGAAATAAATAAAACAGTGATGAAAAACTTTAATAAATCATTTCTTGCTGAAATAGATAACGCATACACTCCAAAAGTACAAGAACTAACAAAAAAATTAGAAAAGCTAGAAGAAAAAAACAGTAGAATGAAAAGTAAAGGCGTATATGAAGAGAAAAAAAGAAAATTAAAAGCAGAAATAAAAACTTTGAAAGAAGATATAAAAGTTGTTAAAAATCAAGCAGGTACATATGTAAAGTCAGTAAGCAATGATTTACTTGTTATTAATGAAGATATTGATTATGAATACGTTCATGGGAAAGAATATGTAAAAGTAAACGCTAAAACTAATTTACCTCCGTTAACTTATTACGAAAATCAAATTAAGAAAACGATATTTGATCCTGTTAAACAAGAAACCGCATTAACAGAACTTAGATTTAAGTACAATAAAATGGATAAAGAAAGGACAGAAAACTACGATATTGCTTATACACAAGCAGAAGACATAGCTTTCTCAGAACCTGATGGATGGAAAATGTTGAAAGCTAATGGTATTGATATAAATAGCTTTACTGTAGAAGATCAGAAAAAGTTAAAAGGTGGTCAGCCAGAAGAATCAGATGAAAATGCTTTAGATGAAATAGAAGAAAATGATGTTGAGATATTGCAAGATGAAACTAAACTAAAGGCGTTTAGACATAAATTAGCTCCCGGTGACTATGAATATTATGTAAATCAATTAAATGGAAACAAAACAAACAAAGCAAAAAGTGCAGGTCTTAAAGTAGATTCATTAATATTTGAAGAAGGATTAGACAAGCATAATCTTTCTCACTTAGTAGGTGCGAAACAAGGGTCGGACGAGAAAAAGAAATATCGCAATTTAAAGAAAAAACATAGAGATCGTTTAAATTTTTACTATGAAAATGGTGTAGAAATAACTTATGACAAGAGACAACAAATATTAAAAGAAATATTAGTTGATGACGTTATGTTTGATAAAGGTTTCTGGGGAGGTACTGCCGGAGTTGATACAAAGAGAAAAGTATATGAGTTTGAAGAAGGTAGTGATGATTTTGATCGTTTATATGTAAAAGTAGACGATGCAACAATTTACTTAAAAGAAATACCACTAAATGTACGAACTAAAATTTCAAGGCAATTATTTATAAGTGGTGAAGCCTTAAGTTCCGAAGCCATAGCAAATGAATGGGTAGACAAAGGTAAACCCAAAAATACAGATGCTTATGAAAACGCTATAAAAATAGAGATGATGAGAGGTTATTAATTATGATAATGAAATACGAAGATTTACAAAACAGTAATACCGATAACAACTTTAATAATGAAGATGATGACAGTCTTTTTCGTGAATATGCGAAATATAAACAGGACAAGCAATGGAATAATATTAGGCAAACCTTAAAAGCTGTCAGCGAAATAGATGGTGATAAAGCAGGTGAAATACAGAAATTTAAAGAGCAATTCAATTTACCAGAAAATTTCGATCTAAAAGATGATGACGAAACCTTTGAATATATTAAAAAAAGAAAACGTGAAGAATATGTTTTAAATCAAAATTTTGCAAGAATAAATCCAATACTAGCTAAACAGTTAGAAGATCCTAAATTTGCAGCATTAGCTCACGACAATATAGAACATTTACAAGAATATTACACAACGACTAGAGCGTTAACGGCAGTTCCACGTTTTCTAATAAATGAAGTTAAAGGTGCACCTCAAGGCATACATAAAGGATGGTTATCAAACGAAAGAGGGCTGTTAGGATATCAGTTAATGACAGGTGATGAAAACAATGAATATCACCAAGGCGATAGAATTAAAAAATTTATAGCTGCTGATATTTTTGGTGCATTTAGAGGAAAACAATCACGAGAAGAAAAACTAGAAAGAATAGAAGAAATTGATAAGAAAATTGGGATGTATAACGAAGATGGTGTTGGCTGGTTAGAAGCAGGTGGATATTATGCAGGTCAATGGGGTAGAACTTTACCTGCCGCTGCTGTAACAGGGGTAACTACTTCATGGATTAATGCAAAACTCTTTGCGTTAGCAGGTAGTGTTGTTCCCGGTAAAGGTACAGTCGCAGGTGGAATAGTTGGTGCGACAACAGGATTGGGTGCTGCGTATAATTACATGATGCTGAACTCATATTTTGTTGAAGGTGGTAATTCATATTTAGATGCAATACAAAGGGTTGGTGGATTAAATCACGAAGATGCTGCACGACAAGCCCATTGGGTTGGAGCACTTGCAGGTGGAGTTGAAAGAATAGGATTACCATTTTTATTTGGTGCAGGTAGTTCGCTGATATCGAAAGGTGCAGTAAAAATGGGTTCTAGCCAATGGCTCGCAGGTTCTCTTCACCGTTCTGGATTAGCTAAGAAATTACAACCTGCATGGAATATGTATAATAAAAGAATATTGAGAAGAGCAGTTAATGTAAGTTTAAGCGATAAATTTGAACAGCTTACAAAATATTCTGTATCTAGAAGTATCTTTACTGATATAGCACAAAATATATTGACAGAAAATGCAACCGAAGTAACGCAAGAACTTATAAATATTATTGGCTATAACATAGCTGCTGAAATGGCTACTTATGAAACTACAAACGTATCAGCGGAAGAAGGATGGGACAGGATACGGAACGTAATGTGGGATACCACAAAAGGTATGTTGACATTTGGACTTGTGACATCTGGTGGTGGTTATTATCGTACTGCAAATAATTTAAGACAATCAGATAGTGATCAACAATATATCGACAAGATGCTTGAGATAACACAAAACGATAAGACATTAAAAAGAAATAAAAATTTATGGCAGAGATATATGGATTTAGTTGGTGAAAGTAATGGTGTTAAAGACTTTTATATAGACGCAAAAACTTTCCAACAACAGCTAGATGACAATGATATAACAATGCAACAATTGGAATTGTTTAACCCAGATCTTAGTGACCAATTAAAAAAAGCAGACGAAGAAGGTCTTATTGGTAAAAGTATAAAAATTTCAACTGGCGATTATTTAGCAAATGTCGCAGGTACGGATTTTCATAATATATTAAGGCCACATTTACGTCTTGGTGAAAAAACATACAGCCAAGCAGAATTCCAAGAAGTTTATAAAATAAAAGATCAAATGCTAGATAAAGCATTAACTGATATAAAAAAAGGTACAGAAGAATTTAAGAAATCCAAAAGAGAAGCACAAGCATATAAAAAACAAATAAAAGAACAATTAATAGCTACAGGAAAATACGATAAAAATGTTGCAACTGCATTAGCAAATTTACCTTTACATCTTGCTTTGACTTTTGCAAAAAGATCCAATATGTCAATAAAGGATTTTTTAAATAAATATCTATATAGTGTTCAGTTTGAAGGCAAACCAGAAACTTTTGGAGATGATTTCTTTAATCAGAACGGATCAATAAAAACTGATTCATCATTGTTTAAAAATTGGTTTGGCAAATCACAGATGAAAAATGCTGATGGCACACCAATCGTTGCATATCATGGTACTACAGCTAGTTTTGATCGTTTTGATTTAGATAATCCAAACAAACTTGATATAGGATTTTTAGGTAAAGGAATATATCTAACATTAAATGAAGGTCATGCAAAAAGATATGCAAGGCAAAAAAGTGTACGAACAAATGCGAAAGAAGCCGATCGTGTAGTTATGCCTTTATATGTTCGTTTAGAAAATCCATATAGAGAAACTGATCAAACTAGAAAAAGACAAATAAAAGAAGGAGGTAAAGCAGCAAGAGATAATTATAAAAACAAATTAATAAGCGAAGGACATGATGGTGTATTAATGGTTAATCCTACAACAAACGAAATTACAGAAGTTGTTGTATTTGATCCTAATGCAGTTAAGTCAGTAAACAATAAAGGTAGTTGGTCTAGAGAAGTAGATAATATATACGAGCAACAATTACAAACATTTGAGCAGCAAGGGAAACAACAAGATCAAGGGAAACCAGTATCAGCAGAGGTATTTCAATTAGCAAGAATTACAGAAAATTTTGATTTTGCAAGTAGCAAACCTTTCGGAACTATTAAAGATTTTAAAGTTGAAATACAAAAACGTATACTAGCTGCTGCTAAAAGAGCAGGTGTTAATTTATCAGATTCTAGTGTTGAGACAGAAAAATATTTAGTACAAACATTATTAGCAGATGCACAGTACGCATTAGTAGAAAACCCAAACGCAATAGGTTGGTACAACGAAAAAGTCACAAAAGCTAAAGCATTATTAGCAAAAGTTTATCCAGAATTACTTACTGATACAGCATCAAATTTTGCTTTTACTTGGGCCTTGGCAACTACATCTAACGGCATAGACGTAAATACAAACTTTCAACTTACACAGGAAGTGTACAGCTATTGGAAAGAAAATGGAAAATTTCCAACACCTTTTGGACAAGGTAAAGCAGGTCGTGCAATGACAAAAAGTTTTAGATTAATAAATGAATTAATTGAAAAAAATGGTGTAGAAGACGTTGAAAAATTTATGAGTACAACACATACAGTAAAAGAAGTTGAAACATATACAGGTGTTGCAATTAAAGAGTTTGGTAAAACTGAAATAGTATATGGTGCTGCTGTTATTGGCCCTAAAATAGGTAATGGATTTTTTGCAAATTTATATGGCAACTATGAACAATTAACTTTAGATAGATGGGCTATGCGTACATGGGGTCGAATGACAGGTACGCTAGTTACTGACTATACAAAGCAAGCTAAAAATAAACGTGACCAATTAAAACAATATATAAAAGCTTTAACTAAAGAACAAAAAAAAGCATTTGAAACAATTCTTGGAAGAAAACTGACTTTAGGTGATTTAGATGCGGTTGCAAAAAGAATAGAAACTAGAACAACCATACCTGCAAATCGTGATTTAATGGCAGACATATCTTTAATTCAGCCAGACAATGATGTTGCAGACACAATAACAAACATTAAAGGTAAACCTATAAAAGGTGAGCTTAGAGTAAGTATTGGAGATGAAATAAGAAAAGCAGGTAACTCATTAGCAGGTTACTTAGATGGACAAAAAGAACAACCTAAAGGACCACCAGAAAGAAGATTTATAGAGCAGATCTTTAAGCAAGTGTTACCAATATTGCAACAACAAAACCCAAATTTAACAATGGCTGATTTACAGGCATTAATGTGGTATCCAGAAAAAAAATTATATGATACTGCAAAATTAAAAGAAACAGTAGTAGAAACAGGTTATGAGGATAATGCAGCACCTGACTATGCCAATGCTGCTGCATCTTTAGTTGCTACAATGGGTATATCAGAAGCGGACATTCAATCTACATTACAGGAGGTAGACAATGACTTATCAATACAATCCGAGGAGCAATCAGGAGACACACAACGAGATGTTGGAGGATCTGGACAGATACGAGAGACTGATACTTTCCAACAACAAGGAACTGGAACTCAACCAGAAGGAACAAACATTGACGAAGCCACAGGACTTGCCCTTAACCCAGACGGAACTGTCACCGTCTACCACCACACCAGTAGAAGAAACGCAGAACGAATTAGGGCTACAGGTGAACTCAGAAGTGCTGGAGAACCTGATGTCTACGTTACCACCAGAGCTATCACAGATACTGGCTATGGCGATACAGCAGTTGCCATCAGGGTCGAACCTTCTAGACTTAATCTCGATGATGAATTCCCTAACGGACGAAGAGATTTCAGACTCTCAGTTGGAGAGCCTAGAGGATCTATTCGAGTAAATGTAGGAGAATTTTTAGAACAACGTAGAGATAGTAAAGGCCCTAAAGGAAGATTTGACCCTAAATCGTTTACAACTTTAATAAACAAAGAATCAGATATATCTACTTTCTTCCATGAAACTGGTCATTATATGTTGTCGGTTATGGAAGATATCGTTATGCAACCAGATGCACCTGCTGATATGGTAAATGACTTTAATGTCTTACTAGATTCTTGGGGTGTTGAAGATCTTGAAACATGGAGTAAGTTTTCTATTGAAGAGAAAAAACAATACCATGAAGCCTTTGCATTGAATTTTGAAATTTATTTACATACAGGAAACATACCAAATAAAGACTCTAGGATGCGTAGAATTTATAGAGACTTTGCAAGGTTTCTTGGAGAAGTCTATGAAAATATTAAGTATGAATTAAGTGCACAATATAAAAGATTGTTTGGCAGAGATTTACCAGTACTTACAGATGAAGTAAGAAGTGTCATGGATCGTATGCTCGCTACTGATCAAGAAATATTATTAGCTAACGACATTTATGGAATGAAGGCAATGTTCTTAACAAAAGAACAAAGCGGAATGACAGATGAAGAATGGACAGACTATCAAGCAAGATTGCAAGAAGCTTTTGATGAGTCTAAAGAAATATTGAATCAAAAAAGCATGGCACAACTAGCGTGGTTAGATAATGCAAGAAGTAAATATATGGCTAATCTACAAAGGAAACAGAAGAAAACCTATAAAAAAGTAGAAGCAGAAGTAGCACAAGAAGTACAAAACGAAAAAGTTTATAGATTAATCAATTACCTAAAGCGTGGTGAAACTTTAAACGACAAGGGAGAAATAGTAAAAGTACAATCTGGATACAAATTATCTATTGAGAGCGTAAGACAACTAGTTCCATTCCATGATATGGATTTTGAAATAAAACAACTTGGTACTGGCAGATCTGGAATGGTTGATAAAGAAGGCCAAAGCGTAGAAGACGTAGCAGATTTGTTTGAATATGCAAATGGTTTAGACATGATAGATGCAATATTAAGTGCAAGACCAATAGCAGAAGTTATTAAAGAAAGAACAGAACAACGTATGCTTGAAGAATATTCTGAATTAGTAGATGAAAGATCAATTGAATTAGGTGTATTAGAAGCTTTACATAACGAAGCAAGATCAAGATTTATATCTTTAGAATTAAAATTCTTATCAAAATCAACGCAGCCTGTACGTTTACAAGTAGCTGCTGCAAGAGAAGCTGCGTTAGATATATTGGCAAAAAGAAGATTACAAGACATTAGACCAAGTGAATATACTCGTAATGAATTAAATGCAAGGAAAGAAGCAGAAGATGCAATGAGTAAAGGTGAAGACCAAAGGGCTGTAGAAGCTAAACGAGCACAACTTATATTCAATCAATTAGCAAAAGAAGCTATAGAGATACATAAAAATTACGATAAAGCTATTAAAAAATTTGAAAAGTTTTTACAAACAGATGAAAAGTTTAGAAATAAAAATAAGAAATATAAGCGGAATATGTTTTTAATAGACGCAGGTAGAGCTATTTTATTTAGTTTTGGAATTGGTAAAAAGAAAATAAATGTTCCACAAAAGATGAAACAAATTCAAGAATATAATCCATTTACTTACGAACAACTACAACCAATCATTGAAAGAGCAGGTCGCAAACGTGGGCAAACTGATTTGTTATCTTTGACAAGTGATGAATTTTTAAACTTAGAACAGACATTAGATTATTTATGGCATCAATCTTTACGAGATGAGCAGATAAGGCAAGGAAATAAACTCGTAGCTTTTGAAGAAGCATTAGCTCCGTTGTTAAAGATCTTGGATAGAAATATATCCCGAAGTCCGGGAGCACGAGAACGATTGGCTAATCCACCGGGCAAAACAGAAGCAGTTAAAACTACTTTTAAATCAGAACTGCATAAATTTGCTTTAACACTAGGATCTAATATGCAGCGTATGGAAAGTTTTACAGACCTTATGGATGGTGCTGATGAAATTGTAGAAGGTATAGGATCGGCAGTATTACAATTAAAAGGTGGTAAACTCGGAGCTTTTTATAACACTTTATTTTATCCAATTAAAGAAGCATTAAACGAGTATAGACAACAACAACTTGTTACTACTAAAGAATATACTGATTTAGTTGCTGCATTAGACGTTGGTAATAAAGAAAGTAAAATAACTGCCTACGAATTTAATGAAGTTTCTGATGATTCTGATGCATATACATTTGGAACTGATTCTGACAGCATTGGTAAGGTAGAGCTATTAGGAGCTATGTTGCATACAGGCAATGATAGTAATTTAAAGAAATTATTATTAGGCAGAGGGTGGGGTACGTTAAATGAAGACGGCACATTGAATAGAACACATTGGGATAATTTTGTGCAACGTATGAAGGACGAAGGAATACTAACAGCAAATGATTATATCTTTATGCAAGCAGTATGGGATTTAAATCAAAAGATATTACCACTTCTACAGAACGCACATAGAGAACTTAATGGTTTTTATTTCAAGGTTGTAGAGCCTACACCTATTGTTAATGAGTTTGGAACATTCAGAGGTGGATATGTACCTGCAAAAGGTGATCCTAATATGACAAAGCAAGAAGTAGAAATTACTGTTGAACAGCTACAAAGAGAATTTAGAATGTCGTTGCCTATGGTAGAACATGGCATGACAAAAGAACGTAACGAAAATTTTGCACAGCCATTGTCATTAAATTTAAACTACATGACTAAACATATAGATGACACTTTGCGTTATTCCTATGTTCAACCTGTTGTTAAAGATGTTCTAAAGATAGTTAATAATAAAGAATTCCAGAAAAAATTAGATATATTAAATCCAACAAAATTAGATTATTTAATTAAGCCTTGGTTGCAAACAGTTGTATCACAAAGAACTTTTGCACCTAGCAATATGGGTCCTCAGTTTGATCGAGGTTTAACCAATGTAAGAAAAAAAGGTGGTATAGCAGTAATGTTCTTTAATCTGAAGAATGGAATAGAACAATACACAGGTGTATTCCCTGCAATGTTAAAAGCAACACCTGTACAAATGTTAAGTTCCTTGCAAAATTATATAGCTGATAGGCAAGGCACAATGCAAGCAATTGCAGACCTTTCACCATTCATGGCAGATCGTCAACTTAATCAGATATTTGACATACAAGACAGATTGAATGACTTGTTAGTTAATCCAAATGATTTTACAAAGTTTAAAGATTGGTCTAGAAAACACGCATATTTTATACAACAAACATTCCAGAATCAAGTTGATGCTGTTGTATGGATGGCAGTTTATAACCAAACTCATCAAAAATTACCTACTTCTATGAGTGATGTTGATGTACAAAAAGAAGCGATTAAGCAAGCTGACGCTGCGGTACGCATGACACAAGATAGTTTATTACCAGAAGACAGAGCAGGTTTCCAAAATTGGAATCCTATTATCCAATCTATAAGTCAATTTACTGGTTATTTTAATAACATAGCTTTATTGAATAATAATCAATATCAGAAAATAACTAGAGATATTGGATTTGAAAATAAAGGGAAGGGAACGGAACAATTATTCTATATGTATATATATAGCATTATGATGCCAGCAGTAATAGCAGGGATTATAGGTAGAACATTTGCAGGTAATTTATTCTTAGATGAAGAAGATGACGGTATGATTGTAGATGACATGATGAAAGCAGTTTTAGGAGATCTTGTAGACTATAAAAAAGCATTCGTTCCTATTTTCGGTAATGCATTGCTTATCCCAATAAATCAATTCGACAATAAACCTTGGAATGACAATATGGTTTCTAGTCCATCTATAGAGTTATTAACAAGAGGTCTGAAAGCACCACTCGATTTAGTAGTTGACGTAGCACAAGGCAAAGGTGTTAGAGGTTATCAAATAAGAGATATAAGTGCTTTAGTCACAATAATTTCTGGCATACCAGTTACACCTATTGGAAAAGCAGGTGGTTATTTAACAGATGTAGGAAGGGGCAGGGTTAAACCAGAAAACGCAATAGATTTAATAAGAGGAACACTTACTGGTAAAGCTAGTAAGGCAAGTAGGAATTATTAAGGTGTGACCGTAAAGCAAGAAGTAGTTGGTAACCTAAATAAGATAGTGAAAATGTCTAGTTAATGACTATAAATTCGACTACACGGAAGACGAGTAACTTAGTTGGTAATGGTAATACCCATACATATCCGTTTGCGTTTAAAGTATTTGCAGATTCTGAAATAGTTGTAAAAAAATTAGAAGTAAGTACAAGTATAGAAACTACGCTAACTCTTGGTGTAAGCAATGATTATATAGTTACTTTAAACGAAGACCAAAACGGAAATCCCGGTGGAAGCATAACTTTAAAATCTGGTGGTAATAATCAAAATTTAGCAAGTGGATTTCAAATTGTTATTACCTCTGCTGTTCAATCATTGCAAGGAACAGACCTTACTAACCAAGGTGGATTTTACCCAGAAGTAATCAATGATGCTTTAGATAAATCAGCAATTTTACATCAACAACAGCAAGACGAATTAAATAGATCTATAAAGTTTTCATTAACTAATACTATTGGTAGCTTAGAAATAACAGAAAACGCTGCTGCTCGTAAGAATAAAGTCTTATCATTTGATAATGCAGGTGAGTTTTCAGTATTAAAAGAGTTAGGAACATATAGGGGCAATTGGGCTGCTAGTACTTCATATGCTGTCAGAGATCTTGTAAAAGATACATCAACAAATAATATCTTCTTTTGTAATACAGCACATACATCTTCTGGAGCACAACCATTAACAACTAATACACATTCCGCTAACTGGGATCTTATTGTAGATGCGGCAACAGCTACTACGTCAGCAACTAACGCAGCGTCATCGGCTACGGCAGCAGCAGCAAGTGCTACTACAGCAACTACTCAAGCTAATACTGCAACTACTCAAGCTACAACAGCTACAACTAAGGCATCTGAAGCGGCAACGTCTGCAACCAATGCAGCTACGAGTAATACAAATGCAGGTAATTCGGCAACAGCGGCAGCATCTAGTGCGACTAGTGCAGCCAGTTCTGCCACGACAGCTACAACTCAAGCTAGTAATGCTTCTACTTCTGCAACCAACGCTGGTAATAGTGCAACGGCTGCCGCATCTTCCGCAACTGCTGCGTCAGGTTCTGCTTCTACTGCGTCAACTCAAGCGACTAATGCTGCGTCATCAGCCACTGGTGCTGCTGGTAGTGCAACAACGGCAACAACCAAAGCAAGTGAAGCTGCTACAAGTGCGACCAATGCTGCTACAAGTGCGACCTCCGCAGCGACTTCTGCCGCATCTGCTTTAGCTGCGTTTGATAATTTTGACGATACTTACCTTGGTGCAAAGTCTAGTGATCCTACTGTAGATAATGACGGTGATGCATTAACTGGCGGTGATTTGTATTACAACACCACAGCAAATGTAATGAAAGTGTACACAGGCTCTGCTTGGGTTACTGCATATGTTCCCGGTGATGCTGCAAATATTACTTCTGCTGCTACTGGTGATATAGCTGCAACCAATGTACAAGCTGCATTAGCTGAATTAGATACTGAGAAAGTACCAAAAACTGGAGCAACTGGTTCTGCCAAGCTTCCATCTGGTACAACTGCACAGAGGGATGGCAGCCCAGCAGTAGGTATGCTGAGACACAATAGTCAATTAAATGCCTTTGAAGGATACAATAATGGTGCTTGGGGTTCTATTGGTGGCGGTGCTGGAGCTACAGGAGGAGGAAGCGATGAAGTTTTTGTCGAGACAGACCAAACTGTAACGACCTCATACAGTTTGACGGCAAACAAACACGCCCACACTGTGTCCCCTACAATAAATAACGGAGTCACAGTAACTGTGCCAAACAACGCAATCTTAGTTATCTTATAGTTATGCCAATAGCAATTAACGGGTCAGGAACAATAACAGGAATCTCGGTAGGCGGTTTGCCTGACGGAATAGTAGATCGTGATACTTTAGCAGCACAGGCTAAAGGAAGTATTCTTCAAGTTGTTTCTACTACATTAACAGCAGTTGCTAGTAATTCTACTGCTGCTGAAGCTTTATGGAGTTACAATGATGCTTCACTTAGAGCAACTATTACCGCTTCTAGTGCTTCAAACTTTTTTAAGATAACAGGACAAATCGTAATAGGCTCAAATGGTTTAGCTGTTAGTGCGATTTTATATGACAATGGTTCTGCTGTTACAACATCTGGAGTTTTAGGAGATGCTAGTGGAAGCACTAGAAGATCTTTAGTTGGTACTGATAATGGTAGTACTGAGGGCGTTGCTACTATTCCAGTTCATGCTTATATTTCTTGTGCCGATACAAACGAACATAAGTTCCACTACGTTTTTTATCATAATGGAGGCGGTACAAACGATATCTTTTTAAATAGACCTTATAGTGCGACAGATTCAAACAAAAGAGGTCGTTATATTTCTAATATTACAGTTGAGGAGGTAGCAGCATGAGTTTAGATCACGAAGCAATTAGAAAAGCCTATACAAAAGTCGTTTATATTAATGATGACCAAGGGGCTTTTGATAAAGATGGTAAGTCTGTAACTCTTGTTCAATCTAAGATTGATACAGCAAGAACTGAATTAAACACAGAGGCAGCTAAAGTCAAATATAAAACCGATAGAACAACAAATGGTTCTACTGTCTATGCTTCTTTTGGAGATCAATTAGATATGTTGTATGCCGATATGCTCGCTGGTAAACTTGATACAACTGGAACGTGGGCTACCCACATCAAAGCGGTTAAAGACGCTAACCCAAAACCTAGTTAATTATGAGCAAAATATCACTTAAACACTCAGGCGGTAATGTTGTTTCACTCAACGTCCCAACTTCTGCACCAACTTCTGCAGACGTAGCATTTAAACTACCAAATGCAGA